GACTCACTATAGATTCTGGCTTAGAGGCGTTCAGCGTACCCGAGGCAAGATACAGCGCGGCCTTGAAGGTGTTGCCCGTACCGGTCGTGAAGTTGTGCAGCCCTTGGAGAACTTCACCAAGGAACGAAGTGGTCATGCTTTGGGTGTTTGCCACAGTAATTACTCCTTATGCAAGTCGTGCGCCTTCCAGTGTAACAGTCGGCATTTTTTTGAGGGTTACATGCGCAGATCGGTGGACAAGCTCATTATCAAGCCAGTACTCCACCCACGTCGTGCGTTCGTGGTCATTCTCCAGAAACCCTGCCTTGCGTTGCAGCAGGTTTTCATCCATCAGACCTTTGGTGGTCGTGATCATCAGGCAATCCTCAAGATGGCGCTGGTTGCGGAAGCGGTGGGGAACTGTACGGTAAACGTTCTAGTTGAAATTTTATCCGAACCGAAGTCCAATACACATACGGCGGGATTAGTCAAACCATCGTACTTGTAGATCAGCGCGCCGCGCGCGGTCAGCGCCGTAGACCAGCTTGTGTTGGCAAACGACAAAAAAGCCACTGTCGTACCCGTTGTTACCATGGGTACTTGAGAGATTGTCAATACGTTTCCGCCAGCAACATAGCCGCCGTTAGATACTTCGCCCGTTGTTGTGTATCCGGTCGTCGTAGCGTCCAGCGTCGCATTGTTGGTGTACAGCGCGATCTTGAAGACTTGCGTTGTGCCGGTGTTGAAGTTGAACGTGCCGTCAAGCAGCCCGGTCTTGAACCCGTTGCAAGCGTAGTTACCCGTGAAAGCCATCAGGTCACCGCCTGCCGGTACTGACCGGACCTGTAAGCATCCTGACGCTCCATACCGTCGCCAAGGCGTTTTGCCATCGCAAGGGCTTCCTTGTACTTGGTTTCGTACAAGTTGACCATGTCCTGTTCACCCTTCATGAACGTGTACGCTTCAATCAGCGATCCGTACAACAGAACAGGATCAAAGTTGTCAGACAGCCACGTCGAGCCAGCAGTCACAATCGATTGCGGGTAGTAGAAGTAGTGAAGTTCCAGCGTGTAGTTCTGATCCGGCGTTGGCCCAAGGAAGAACGTCAGTTCTTGCTCGTTGTTCGACTGCGGACCAAACAACGAATAAAACTGCGGTTGCGCTTGATATGACGCTGTCGGAAAAGACTCCCGAATGAAGTTGACGTCCTTGTTCAGCAGGTACGCATAGTTACCAGCACTGTCAATCACTGCCATTGAATAGACGGACAGGAAGTCCAACGGGCAAGCCACATACGGATCAGCAGCACCGGCAGTACCCGTCACGTTCTTTCGAAGCGCAGGAAACTGCACGGTGTTGTAGATGCGCTCTTCCGCCTCTTGTACAAAGAGCGGGATGTTGGAGACGAACGTGGACTCGGTGTTCTGCGTGTAGTCCTGAATCGCCTGCGCCAGCGCTGTGTACGTCAGGCTCACGCCATCGGTCCTCTCGACTTGATGCCCTTGGTAGCAGCGCCATAACCACGCATGGTGATGCCGTCAGCTTTTGGTGCAGCGTAGGTCTTGGAACGAAACGCACCCACGCTCATAGGCACATCGTTACCGTTGTCGTGATTGTCGCCATCGTAGCCGTTCTGCTTAAGGCTATACCCTTCGGGGCCAAGCTGCGAGTGCACTTTAGCGTAGCTTTCAGCAGGCTTGTTGTCGCGGTTGGCACCGTGATGAATAGCAGGGCTATTCTTCGTAGTCGGCTTGATCTGCTTTGCCATGTTAGCCCCCACGCTGGTTACGAGCCCGCGCCATGTTACGACCCATCTTGCGCATATCCATACCCGTCGGGCCACCTTTCTTCAGCCCCTTCAGGTTGGTGTGCTTGCCCGGATGCTCTTGCTTGTCGTGCATACGGAACGCCTTCTTGATGAGTTTCTTGTCTTCTACGACATCATCGTGCTTCATGGCTTTATCCTATGTGGTTGCCACGGTAACAGTGCCGATCTGAACGCCTCTAAATCAGAATCTATAGTGAGTCGTAT